GGTCGTGCCTCTTGCGCGTCCGACGGGAGGGGGGGACTCGAATCCCTGCGACCCACGCGCACCCCGCAAGACCCGGCCTCTCTTTCGGGCGCCCGGCATATCGGGGTTCCGATTTTCGCCCGTGCCGGCGAGTTCCTGAGGAGCGGCCCGTGCCGATGCTCCCCCGCTGCCTCGACTGTCGCCGCCGGTTCAACGGTCGGCCGTCGGACGCCAGGTGCCCGAGCTGCAAGGCGCGGCACAAGTCGCTACGCAACGCCGAGGCCGCCCGGTCGTCGGCGCTCGTGGCCCGCTCGTCTGTGTGCGCCATCTGCGGAAGGCCACCGACACCGGGCGACCCGCTCACCGCTGACCACGTCGTCCCCCTGAGCCGTGGCGGGTTCGGCGGGCCGATGCGTGCCGCTCACCGATCGTGCAACTCGGCTCGCCGGGACAGGGGCTGACAATGGCGCCACCACGCAAGCGACCCGACCAACGCCAGGACAACCGCCCGGCGCGTGCCGCGCTGGCGGTTGTGAAGCCCACCACCCCCACCACCCGCAAGCCCGCTGCGTCGCGCGGGTGGCGCAAGGCCACGAAAGACGCATGGGCCGAGTACTGGTGCTCCGAGGTGTCGGGCGCCGCCGAGTCGATCGACCTGCCAGCGCTACGCCGGCTGTTCACCATGCGTGACATGCAAGCGGCGTGCTGGGCCCGGTACGAAGCCGAGCCGTACGTCGACGGGTCCAAGGGGCAGCCGGTCGCGAACCCGGCACTGGACGATGCGCTCAAGCTGGAGCGGGCGATCGTGGCGCTCGAGGACCGACTGGCGTTGTCGCCGAAGGCCCGGGCGAACCTGTCTATCGCCATCGGCCAAGCGCAGATGACCGCGGCAGACCTCAACCGCATGGCGAAGGAGGACGTTGGCGACGAAGACCAGGACATCGTCGACGCCGAGCTCGTCGAAGAGTGGGCGGACGCCGAAGCCAACTGACGGGTGGCAGGTCATCCGGTGGATCGAGCGCCACTGCTGTTTCACTCAGGCTGAGTGGTACGGCCGGCCGTTCAAGCTGATGCCGTGGCAGAAGCGACTGATCCTCGGGCTGTTCGAGGTGGACGCCGACACCCGGGCCCGCCGCTACCGGTGGGCGTACATCAGCGTCGCGAAGAAGAACGGCAAGACGGAGCTGATGGCTGCGTTGGCGCTGTGGTTCCTGATCGACTCGGGTGAGCCGTCGCCGCTGGTGGTGTGCGCCGCCGGGTCAGACGACCAGGCCGACCTGATCTTCGGGGCGGCGAAGACGATGGCCGAGGAGTCCTCGACCCTCAAGGCGATCTGCTCGACGTACGAAGACGAGATCACGGTGCCGTCGATTCCGGGCGCCAAGTTGCAGCGAGTGGCGTCCACGTCCCGCAAGCACGGGTCCAACCTGGACGGAAAGAACATCTACGTCGTGATCTGCGACGAGCTGCACGTCTGGGAGGGGAACCGGGGCGAGGTCGTGTGGGGCACGCTGACCCGTGGAACCGGCGCCCGTCGCCAGCCGATGATCATCCAGATCACGACGGCCGGGTTCGACCGTGACTCGATCTGCTGGGCGCAGTACTCCCACGCCCGAAAGGTGCTGGCTGACCCGTCGTTCGACCCGGCGTTCTTCGCCTTCGTGCTCGAGGCGCCCGACGGTGCCGACCACACGGACCCGGCGGTATGGGCAGAGTTCAACCCGTCGTACGGCACGGTGCTGCACGAGGGGTTCTACCGGGACCAGTTGACGAAGCAACCTGAGAACGAGTTCCGCCGGTTCTACTTGAACCAGTGGACCCGCAGCGCCGAGTCGTGGCTGCCGGCGGGTTCGTGGGATCGATGCGAGGACAAGGCCGAGACGATCCCTGACGGCGCCTCGGTGGTGGTCGCCGTCGACGCTGCGCTGTACCACGACTCGACCGCTGTGGTGGTCGCGCACCGGTCACCTTCGGGGCGGCTGGTGGTGCGGTCGCGGATCTTCCTGCCGGGAGCGAACGGGGTGATCGACCAGGCTGCGCTCAAAGCGCACCTGCTCGACCTGGCCGACCGCTACCGGGTCGCGGAGGTCGCCTACGACCCCCGCCTGGTCGAGATGCTGGCGCAGGAGCTGGCCGACCACGGGCTGCCGATGACGCCGTTCAAGCAGTCCCCGGAGCGCATGGTGCCAGCGTGCGGGTTCGCTTACGAGCAGATCGCCGCCGGAGTGGTCGCGCACGACGGCGACCCTGAGCTCGCCGATCATGTCCTGTCCGCCGCGCAGCGCACCTCGGAGTCGGGGTGGACGTTGTCGAAGGGCAAGTCGCGCCGCCTGATCGACGCCTGCGTGGCGATGGTGATGGCCCTGTACGAGCTGGCGCAGCCCGCCCCGCCGGCTGAGGCGCAGCCCCTAGTGATGATGGTCGGAGGTGGCAGCGAATGACCACGGTGAGTCTCCCTGAGCGTGTCGCCGCCCGTCGGGTGGCCGAGGTCGATGTGCGGCTGGTGGTGCTGTCTGTGCTGGCGGCCCCGTTGTTCGTGGTCGGGTGGCTGGTCGGGGGGTTCGTGTCGGCCGTCCTGTGGTGCTGCGCCGCTGTGGCGGAAGGGTTCGACACCGGTCGCGGCCGGGTCGGTGACCGGTCTTGATGCTCGCCGAGCGGGTCTCAGCGCGTCGCGATGGTGAGGTGGAGCGTGCCGAGTGGCCAGGGTGGCGTGAGGCCATCTCCCGTTCGGGGTCGGTGCGGTCGTCCGCCGGGGTGAACGTGACCGTGGACCGGGCCCTCGGGGTGACCGCCTGGTACTCCGGGGTCCGCTACCTGACCGACTCGGTGGCCGGTCTCCCGGTCCACACCTACCGGGACACCCTCGGCGGGTCCCGTGCGCTGCGGGCGAACCCGACGTGGCTGGTGTCGCCTGACGACGGGGTGCCCCGCTTCTCGCTGATCGAGCACTGGATGATGTCGCTGCTGCACCGTGGGAACGCCTACGGGTACAAGGTGCGTGACTCGCTGGGCCGGGTGGTCGGGCTGCGTCCGGTTCACCCCGACCGGGTCAAGGTCGGCCGGGCCGACGACGGCACGAAGGTCTTCAAGATCGGCGACGCCCCGTACACGTCCCGTGAGATTCTGCACGTCCCGGGCCTGTCGTACGACGGGGTCTGCGGGCTGGACCCGATCAACCTTCACCGGGGCTCGATCGGTGTCGCCGCCGCGGCCGACGAGTTCGCCGGCCAGTTCTTCACCCAGGGCGACCACACGCGGGCGTACATCGCTGTCCCGCAGATGCTCACCCAGGACCAGGCCACCGACCTCAAGGACCAGTGGGCGAAGTTCCACCGGGGAATGGCGAACGCCCACGAGCTCGGCGTGCTCGGCAACGGCGCCGAGTACCGCACCGTCGGCCTCAACCCCGAGCAGACGCAGCTCCTCGAGACCCGCCAGTTCGAGGTGACCGAGATCGCCCGTCTGCTGCGTATCCCGCCGCACAAGCTGTACGACCTGACCAGGGCGACGTTCTCGAACATCGAGCACCAGTCGATCGAGGCGGTGGTCGACAGCATCCGCCCGTGGGTGGTCCGCATCGAGGCGCACGTCAACAACGACCCCGACTTGCTCCCGGGTCGCGGCCAGTTCGTCGAGTTCGAGCTCGAGGGCCTCCTGCGGGGCGACACCGCCACCCGGTACGCCGCGTATTCGTCGGCGGTGGGTCGGCCGTGGATGCTTGGCAACGAGGCCCGCCGGCTGGAGAACATGGCGCCGTTGCCGGAGCTGGACTCGGTCGCGGAGCAGGGCAACGCCCCGTCGTCGCAGTTCGACCATCCGCAGGACCAGGCTGACCACCCCCAGGAGGTGCCCTCGTGAAGTTCACCATCGAGCGGGCTGTGCCTCTCGCTGACCTCGAGGTCAAGGGCCGCACCGTCACCGCCTACGCCGCGGCGTTCGACTCGCCGGCGTCGGTCTACGACCCGCAGTTCAACCCCGCCCGCCACCTCGAGTCCGTGGCGCGCTCCGCCTTCACCCGTGCCCTGAACGCCGGCGCCGGCCGCAAGGCGAAGGTGCTCTTCAACCACGGCAAGACGATCGACGGCACCCCGTCCGAGCGGTACTCCATGCCGATCGCTACCCCCGAAGAGGTGCGCGCCGACGGGCGCGGGCTGCTCACCGTGTCCCGCTACGCCAACACCCCGCTCGCCGACGAGGTGCTCGAGCTGATCCGCAACGAGTCAATCACCGGGCAGTCGTTCCGCGGTGCCGTCTACAAGTACGCCGAGCGCGGCGGGATCGTGGAGCTCACCGAGTGCGGTCTCCGCGAGTACGGGCCCTGCCCGTTCCCCGCGTACGCCGACGCCGAGATCGTGAGCATCCGTTCCGCGGCCGACCTCATGGAGGCCGTCACGGATCTCACCCCCGAGCAGCGTGCCGAGCTGGCCCGCCTGCTCTCGTCCAGCAACAACACCAGCAACAACCCCGACACTCCGATCGTGGGACTCGACGCCGCACCCGCTCCTGAGGGCAC